CGATACTTATGATTGTCAGATGACTAGCGGTATGTACGCAGAAAAGACAATCAAGACAGCATTCCACCATTACGAGAAAACATAAACCAAAACGGGGTGTAAAAACCCCAACTTATAGAGGAGAAAGAAAGTATGAAAACAAGTTATTTTTATCAAATTCAAAAAGGAGTTACAGGTGGGGTATCTATATCTGTGGGAAAGCCAAAGTATGTAGAGATTGACGCTGAGTTTAAACAGCTAGCTCCATCATGGAATTTGTTAAAAGCATTTCAAGATGACAAGATTGATGAGGCAGGATATGTTGAGAGGTTCAACTATCAATTAAGTAAGATGAATGCAAAGAGTGTTATTGACCATCTGCATTATCTAACACACGGAGAAGAGCCAGTATTAATGTGCCACTGTGGAAAGGATAAATTCTGTCATAGACATTTAGTGGCTGAATGGTTAGAAAAAGAAACAGGTCAAAAGATTGAAGAATATGGTGTAGGTGTCGTGAATAGAACCAATGGAAGAATAGTTGGTGCAGGAAAGGAAGTGAAAGATATGCTTGACCTTTTATGAGAATAGAGCCTATGACTTTAGACATGGTAAAGAGTGTCTATTTTTTTATACAAGCAGTAGAACTTGAGGATGACGTTTTTATAAAAAGCACAGAAAAAGAAATATCTGAAAAAGTTAAAGAGTCTATAGTATGTTTTGATGGTGAAGAATTAGTGGGAATTTTGCTTAGAGTTGGTAGCTACATAGATACAGTAGTGTCGACTAAAAGTTGTGGATGTAAGATGATTAAGTCATTAGGTGAAGGATATTACCTAACAAATATTTCTAGTAAAAACACGCCAAGTATTAAGATGTTCAGAAAATTAGGGTTTGGTCATGTAGGTGATGAAATACTTTGTGGACAGAAAAGAGGGAAGTATGCGGGTTATATTCGATAAGTCAATTATGACAGCCAACGGCATTGCTATTGTTGACTGGTCAGTAGAAAGACAAGTTGAGATAGCTTGGATGATTAAACATCAGTTCGACTCTTTGCACATAAGAGATATTCTGAAAACGATGCAAGTCTATACGACAAAGAAGGATAAGTATTGGGAATGTATATACACAAGCCCAAGGATTACGATTGTTGATGCTTTCGATAGAAGAGAAGGTGTTACAGTGAAAGAAGCGAAGTTGGTAGAAAACAAAGATATAGCTATTGTGAATTTTTATTGCTGTAATGAGATAAAGCCAACCGTTGATGATTTGAATCGTATTTATGAGTCATTGAAAGACATGGGTTTTAAGTGGATTTCGTTCGGTGGCAGTATGATGCTTAACTATGAGAAGTTCTTGTGTGATGAAGTTCGTGTGGGCGAGGCATTGCTAACAGGTTATTCAACAGTTGATGATTGTTATTTTCCTAATATGACTAACCCGTATTCAGTAATTTTAGATGTTATGGCAAGTAGTGAAGATGGTGTTGTTGTGAAACATGGATTCCTTGAGATAGGTGGATTTACAGATATAGAGGCACGATGTGTTAATACTGATTGTTCTGTATTGATGATTGAAGACTGGCAAAGATATTCAGCAGGCTCAAAGATAAAAGTACAGCCTGATTACTTCACGTTGATTAAATTAGCAGACAAAGGATATTTAGAAAATGTTGAAACTATCTAACGGTTTAATTAATCACTGTGTCAACTCAGGTTGTGGGTGGAAGTGTTGCGACTTTGGAAGTGAAGGCCATATCATAATGTTGCCTACAGAATATGAAAAGGCAGGAGATGTTAGCCATATTAATGTGATTGATGATGACTATATGGGTGGCAAGAAAGTAAAGTGTGTAGCCAAAGACAAAAAAACGTGTGACGGAGGGTATAAACCAATACAGTGCAGGACATTCCCGTTGTGGGTAAGGTCAGACGAAAGAATTGAGCAAAGTACAAGGTGTCCGTTAAATAGTTCTCAGACTAAAGAGCATGAGGCTATTGCTATTAAGATGGTAAATGAATTTGGTGTAAGTGATGAGTTTTTAGATAAAGCGGAGGTCTGTAGGTATGTCGAAAAAGATGCCGATATTTAATAGAACATTCGGCTTTGAGCTTGAGTTTGGAAATGTAAAGAAAGAAGAGGCTGACTTGCCTGTAGGATATAGTTGGTCGCCTGATGAGAGAAGTATTGTAAATTCAAATTCAAAGAAAGCCACGCCAACAGGTGATTTTGGTGGTGAGTTAAATACCCGCCCACTAAAGCCAAACCTGTCAGATGTTAGAGAAGTTAGGTCTGTAATAAAAAAATGCCTAAAAGCTGATGGGGTGTTAATGTGGAATACGGGCTTTGACGGTCATATTTACATAGGTGACTTAGAGCTTGATGATTTGAAAAAAATTTTTGCGTTAGGCTTTTACGTTTCGCCTTTGTTGAATAAGATGTTTAAATTAGGGGAGTGGTTTAATGTGCCACACCTAGTTCCAACACCTACGTTTGAATTTTTAGATAAGGTTCAAGATGTTCAAAGTATTGATGGACTAAGGAATGTATTTGCTAATTCTTCAAATGTCGGTCATTTCAGATTCCAGATAAATTTAATGTCGTTCTATAAGACTGAAACGCTAGAGTTCAGACTTTTTAATAGCTCAGAGAATTTTAGAGATACGCTTGAAACGATTAAGTTTATGTATTCATTCCTTGAATATGCTTTAACTAAAGACATAAAAGATTTTCAAGAAATAAAGACAGAAGAAGACTTCATTAGAGAGTTTGGTATTACTCATGAATTTGCTGACAAGACTCCCCCTTTAATATTCGCTGAAAGTCATCATGAAGCAACTAGAAATATAGCCAAAGGATTTTCCCCGTCCAGAAAGATAATTAGCGCAATCATTAACGACACAGCTGATAAGTTAATCATAGTCAACCCGTTCTATTACCAAACTGAGTTATCGCTGTATAAGGTTAAACATTTAATCGTGTATAACAATTCAGAGTTTAATCATGTTGTTTATTTGATTAGCAAAGGTGAGTTGACTATAGACTATGAGAATCACTTTGAAATATTAGGTGAGTATAAAGATGGCACTATAGAAACAGAACTAAGTCTGTTCTTTATATTTGCTAGGATTCAGAAGTACGACATGAATACCGAATATGGTATGAATGAATATCTATCTTATGCGAGCAAGATTAAAGAAAGCCTTGAAAAGATTGGGTCAAATTCAATAGAATTGGTTAGTTTATTAAAAACAGCCGATTATAGATTAGGTACTTTGAGAGATGCAATTCAACAAGCCAACATGGAGAAGATTGATGTCGTGTTTCAACAGGAATATAACAGTAAAGCTAATTCTGCATTAACTGCTTTAAAGAAGCACACTAACTATGGGCTAGAATTTGAAAGAACAGAGATGCGGTACGAGAAAGTTAAGTCAAGTCTAAAGAAAGGCATTAAATTATTGATTGTCAGTAAGAATGAATTCTTGCCATACGAAAAGATAGCAAAAGATTTAGATGTTACGTTGTACTCTAGTCAGAAAAGTTACCTTGGTGTAAGACAGGTCATGGACGAAGGTTTAAATATCTCCATAACAATACCTGATGATGATTTTGAAATAAAGAAGAAGACAAAGATAACAGTTCATGAAGTAATGCCGTCATTGTTTAGCGTGCTACAGGCTAAGTTCGTCAAGAAGGTAGCCAAGTTCACACAGCCAAAGATTTGCTATACAGTAAACAGTGGAAAAACTATCTTGGGAGCGTTCGGCTTTGACTATTCCAAAGACAAGGGTTATAGTCTATGGTTATTGAGTGACTTCTGTACGAATAATAACGTACCTATGTTAAGTAAGTTCATCTTGTATGTGATTAGAACACGAGAAGTTAAAAAGATGATTGAGAGGAAGTTAGTCAACAGAGTATCAAGAGGTTATACGAAAGTTTATACCACAATGCCAGTAAGTATGAAATACAGGGGTGCGTTTAAGAAAGTCGGTGGAGATGGAAAGATACTTGTTTATGATTTTGCGTTCGGTAGTATTAGGCACATGTCAGAGGCAAAGCAAGAATACTTTAAAAAGGTTAATAAATGAATAACAAGTGGAAAGTAAAAGAAGTTGATATTAAGGATATTGAAGGCACAGAGATAAACGCCAACAGTATGACCAAGAAGAATTTCACCAAGCTATGCAAGAACATTGAGAAGAGTGGATTATCATCAATGATTGCTTGTTATTTAAGAAAGGATGGTAAGTATGTAATCATAAGTGGTAATCATAGATACAAAGCTTGTGTTACTCTAGGTTATAGTAAGCTACATATTCTGTATGCTGAAGAAAAAGAATTAAGTAAAGACGAGATAGTAGCATTACAATTAAGCCACAACACTCTTCATGGTGAAGATGATAAAGGAATACTGAAGCGTTTATTTGATGAGATTGATAATATCGATTGGAAAGAAGTGGCTCATATCTCAGTAGATGATTTAGCAGTAGAAGATATGTTTAGTGGTTCAATTGTTCCAGTATCTGAACACTATCGAGTAGGGTTAGTTCTATATCGCAAGGATATGGATTTAATAGATGAATTATTAGAAATAGTCAAAGAAGAAAAGGATGCCTCAGACATGGTTATCTTGGCAGACGGTGATAAGATAGAAGATGACTTCCTTGATACAATTACTCAAGTAAAGACTGAGTTTGAGATTAAAAGCGTATCAATAGCATTCGGTAAAATACTTGAATTAGCTAAGGAGGCTTTAAGTACAAAGGTGACAGAAAACGACAAAAAGGAAAAGTAGATGAAATTCTCTAAAGAAAAGACAGTTGAAGTGTTTAAAAAGAAGGGTTGTAACGTATCAGCAACATGTAGTGCGTTGGGTATATCAAGAAACACTTTTTACAAAGAAAGAAAGAAAAATTCAGATTTCAAACAAGAGTTGATAGATGCTGAAGAGGCTGTTATTGATAATGTAGAAACAAAGCTATTGTCAAAGATAAATGACGGTGATACAACTTGTATGATTTTCTTCTTAAAGACAAAGGGTAAGAAGCGTGGATATATCGAGAGGCAAGAGGTTGAAATGGATATTGACGGCACAATGGACTTGACAGTTCAGTTCATTGAGTAAATTAGTAAAAATTCCCAAACCGTTCAAACCGTTATTTAAACCAAAGAGATATAAGGTTTATTACGGAGGACGAGGTGGTGCAAAATCATGGAGTTTTGCACTTTGTCTATTAATCATAGGCGCAAGAAAAAAAACCCGTGTTTTATGCACTAGGGAAGTTCAGTCATCAATGAGAGAGTCAGTACATAAGTTGCTCACGACCTGTATTGAGATATTAGGTTATGAAAGATTTTATCAAGTAACTAGAGACGCAATAATTGGCAAGAATGGCAGTGAGTTTATCTTTCATGGAATACGTCATGACCCAATGCAAATTAAGTCGCTTGAGGGTGTTGATATTTGTTGGGTGGAAGAGGCTCAAAAAGTCAGTAACGAAAGTTGGGATATATTGATTCCAACTGTTCGTAA